ATGTCATCTTTGAAAACCACCAATGGGTTGTCCGTGGCGATTGCACCATTGATCAGAAAATAAATGGCTCTGTCACTTGGAGGTCTTACCAGGCTGATGGAGACGATATACTTGCCGGTTGCCAAAGGGAAGGCTGGCTCGGAGAGACTTGGCCTTACCATGTATGTAACAAGGAGGCATGGGTCGACAAGCAAGCCTTCTGCGATGCCTACGCTGTCGCCTATTACCACAAAAATATGAGCAAGGCCCGAGCCCTTGACGCCTAATTTCCCACCAACATGACCACCGAAAACAACGACCGCCCCCCGCTCACCTCCATCAGCACAAACGGCACCTACAAGCTGAAACTCATCAAGCCCAAGTTCGAGAAGGTCAAACAGTGGGAGGACGGCACCTCGTCCGCCCGCCTGTTCTTCGTCGACGACAAGGGCTTCTGCCTGTCCAAGAACTTCTCCAGCAAGTACGGCAAGGCGCTCGCCATGCTCGTCGGCAAGTTCTCCGGCAAGTATACCAACGAGATCAGGCTCGACGCGACCCCTGCGGAGTACCTGGAGTACATCGGCCCCGCCTGCGGCCAGACCATCCTCGTCGGCGTCGAGGTCGAGGCCAACGGTGAGTGGCAGGGCAAGCCTCAGTACAAGTACAAGATGACTTACCCGCGCGGCTCCCAGAAGCCGACCGCCCCCGAAGAGCCGCTGCCGCCCGAAGGCGTCCCCTTCTAACGCTCGTGACCGAAGCACCCACGCCGATGGCCGCCCCGACGCTCGTCCTGATCGCAGGCTACGCCAGGGCGGGCAAGGACACGCTCGCCTCCGGCATCCTCGAGTGGTCTCAGCGACCCGCCGAGCATATCAACTTCGCCGACGCCCTCAAGGAGGCCGCGAACCACTACATGGATTATCTCGGCCTTGATGGCGACTTCTTCAAGGAAGACTTCAAGGTCGATAACCGCGACTTCCTCGTGCACGCGGGCAAGTTCGCCCGGCGGATGGATCGGGACGTGTTCGCCCGCCACTTCGCGAACTGGTGCCCGGTCATGAAGCACCACGACCAACCATCGCCAGAGACGGTTGTCTGTTCCGACTGGCGCTACGTCAACGAGCTGCGGGTCTGCCAAGACATCCTCTGGGAGAAGGGCTGGAAGGTCCGCACCATCTACGTCGCCACCGCTGGGGTCGGCCCGGCCAACGACGAAGAGCTCGACAGCATCGCCGAGATACGCGCGTCCCACCTGTTCGACCAAGAGTATATCTTCAGGCCGTCCTCGCGTAACGCGATCATGACCGAAGGACGCAACCTCGCCCGCTCATGGAAACTCTGAACACCGACACGCTGCGCTGGGCGAACAAGGTCGGCATCACCCCTGACCGCTTGGCCTTCCTGCTGGCCTGCCCTAAGTACACCCGCACAGGGCGCAACGACCGCCCCGCCTATATCAAGGCCGAGAACCCGAACCACCACCTCCAGAAACTCGGCGACTGCTACTGGTTCCGCCTGCGTCGTCGCGGGAAGGACATCGTCGAGAACATCGCGAGCGACCTCGAGACCGCCCGCAAGCGCCGTGACGAGATGCTCGCGGCCTTCGACGCCGGGAAGCCCATCCCTTACATCAACGTCCGCTGATGAGCACCCCGACCCGCTTCGTAGCCTTCGGCGACAACCACGGCGACATGGCCGACGAGAACGCCGTCGAGGCCCTCGTCGAGTTCATCAAGGACTACAAGCCGACGGTGCGCGTCCACCTCGGCGACTGCTTCGACTTCCGATCCCTGCGCCGTGGAGCCGGGCAGGATGCCGAAGGCGCCGAGTCCCTCATCTCCGACATCGAGGCCGGTGAAGCCTTCCTCGAGCGAACCAAGCCCACCGTCTACCTGATGGGCAACCACGAGCACCGGGCACAGGCCCTTCAGCATACCTCCGGCTCCGCCCTGGTCCGCGACTACTGCGCCGACCTCGAGGCCCGCATCAAGACCGCCGCGAAGAGCTGCGGAGCGAAGACCATCCTGCCCTACCACGCCGAGAAGGGTGTCTATCGACTCGGCCAGGTGGCCTTCATCCACGGTTACGCCCACGGCCTGAACGCCACCGCCGAACAGGGCAAGCATTACGCCGACCGCGGAGGCGCTCTGATCCACGGGCACACGCACACGCTCGCCCAGGTTAACTTGACCAAGGCCGAAGGCGGCGCCGCTTTCTCCGCCGGCTGTCTCTGCCAGAAGGACGCCATGGCTTACGCGTCGCACCGCCTAGCCACCTCCCGATGGGGCTCAGGCTTCGCCGCCGGCTGGGTCGACGGCAAGGACTGGAAGGTCTGGCTCGTCCACCGCGTCGGCTCCCGCTGGGTCTGGACTACCGACCTCAAGGTCTACACGCCCAAGGCCCGATGAAGCGCTTCGACGCCCACGCCCTCGTCGCCGCCCTTGTCAGCGAACCCAAGGACGCCCCCGAAGGCTGGCTCAAGACCGTCGAGGTCACCCGCCTCCTAGGTTATCGGACACGCGCCGGAGTCGCCCTGCCGCTCGCCCGCATCGTCAAGGCCGGCTTCGCGGAACGGAAGACCACCAGCCGAGGTCGATTCATCTATCGCCTGTCACCCAAGTGCAAGACCTGGCCCGAGGCACAGGCCGCAGCTGAGGCCGCCGGCAAGTTCAAGGCCCCCAAGGGATGGGTCACCCTCTTCGAGTACGCCCGCAAGCACGACCGCACCGTCCGCGGCGTGCAATACCGCATCGACGGCACCTCAATCCCTGTCCGCATCCTCCGCAATCCCCGGAGCGTATCTTACTACCGCCAGTCAGACCTCGACCGGGTCTGCCGTTAAAGCATCTTGACCACGGGCACCCACGCCCACAAACCCCAACCCTCTCTTCCATGATCCCGCCGAATAACGTCGCCGCGGAACGCCACCTCCTCGGCGTCCTCCTACGCGAAGCCGCCCACCTACCGGGCGACCTCCAGCCTTCCGACTTCTTTGAGCCAGCCCACCAAGACATCGCCGCCGCCATGCTCTCGCTGGCCGTCGACGGAGTCCCGCCTGATGAGCTGACGGTCAGCCAGCGCCTACGCCAGGCTAACAGCCCGGTGACCGAAGCCACCGTCTCGCTTCTCGTCAGCGACGCAGGCCAAGCCACCTTCCGCTTGGAGCACGCCGACATGATCGCGGATGCGGCCATCCTCCGCCGTGCCCTGGTCGCCGCGGAACAGGCCACCGACCCCGACACGCTGCTCGACCATTATGCCACCATCGCCGAGACGCGCAAGGGGCGTAAAGCAAAGCACGGCCCGCAGCGCATGGACTTCGACGCGCTCATCTCGGCTGACCGCAAGAACGACCCGAACTGCATCCTCGGCAATCACCGCTGGCTCTGCAAGGGTGGCTCGCTCCTGATCGTCGGCCAGTCCGGCACAGGTAAGTCGTCCCTCATGATGCAGGCCGCCGTCCACTGGTGCATCGGCAAGGACTTCTTCGGCATCAAGCCTGTCCGCCCACTGAGGGCCATCGTGCTTCAGGCCGAGAACGATTTCCTCGACGTAGGGGAAGCCCTTCAGGACGTCATCGCCGGGGCCTACCTCGACAGCGACGAACGCTCTCAGCTGCGCGACCACCTCGCCATCTTCCGCGACACCGTCAGCACCGGCACGACCTTCACCTCGGCACTGCGTGACCTCATCATCGAGCACAAGGCCGACATCGTCTTCGTCGACCCTCTCCTGTCCTTCGCGGGCATCGACGTCTCCGATCAGGAGCAGGCGTCCAAGTTCCTGCGCCATGACCTCGCCCCGATCCTGCTAGAGACTGGCGCCGTCCTCGTAGCCATGCACCACACCGGCAAGCCCAAGGCCGCCTCCGACAAGGAAGGCCACACCGTCGCCGACCTAGCCTACGCGGGCCTCGGCTCCTCCGAGTTCACCAACTGGTTCCGCGAGGTCGCCGTCCTCTTCCGATGCCAGGGCGAGGAGCCCATCTACAAGTTCGGCCTGACCAAGCGCCGTGGCCGTGCCGGTCTCAAGGACCACGCCAACCAGTTCAAGGGAGAGATTTACATCCGCCATGCCGCCGAGAAGGGGGTCATCCGCTGGGAATACAGCCAGCCCCCCTCAGAAAGCCTACCCGACAACGCCCCAAGGCATAGCGATTCCAGCCCCGCCAAGGGGTCGCCAAGGCGTTTTAAGGTCAACTGAGGGTCAACACCCTGACCCCCACCTTTAGCCCAATGTCAAATCCCTTCTCAACTTCCAACTCAACTTCCGTCCCTGTACTTCGTACAAGGGTGACTCTAGTCTCACCCCTTGTCGCTGACGCTCGGGGTTCGACCGAGTCTCTGGCGAGGCCGCAAGTCTAACGCGATGACCAAACCTAACCGTACCACCGCGCGGAGAGGATGGGTTCTCCGTAAGCTGGCCCTGACCCGGCTCCGGCAGAAGTCCTGGAGGGAAGAGCCTGAGAGGATGGAGCATATCCGGCAGCAGGCCACCGAGGCAGCCAAGGCAGTCAAGGAAAGGAAAGACATGGAGCTGAGGGAAGTGATCAGCACATGGCCGGAGAAGATGACGTCAGCGGAACTCAAGGACATCGTCGAGCATAGCCTGGACTACTCGGGTAAGTACTCATCACTGACCTATCGCTTCACCCGTAAGGCAATGCTACGGTTCGACATGGACGGATTCTGGCACAACCTTTGCCACTTGCCCCGCCGTCAAGATGGTTGACGCTGTCGTGCGTGACACGCGCTAGGCTCAACGACCTGACGGCTCCGACCAAGGAGGCCAAGTCGTTTGACGCTTGGTTCTTCGCTCAACCGAAGAAGGTCCAAGAGAAGATGCGAGAGAACGGCGTGCTGCCTTACGCTGAGATGGCGCAACCTAGGCACGTCTTCAACATCGACGCCAATCATCCTGACTGGGCGTTCAACCCGACTGACATCGGCAGACGCGAGGAGGTCGACGCGTTCATCTCTCGCGATC